CCGTCATGTGGAAAGTCCATGAAAGCCAAGTAGCCAAGCTGAGGCATAGTTGACCAGCGTTGCATTTCCTTAAATTTATGTGCGCCAACAGCTGTGCCAACAACGCTGTGGATTTTGACGCCAGCTTGATTTGCACACCAATTGACAAATGAACCACACCACGGCAAACCGTCTGCCTTTGTAAATTTGCCGTACTTTGTCAGATTGTCGCCTTCTTCAATTGTGCCGACTTCAGCCGTTGCAACCTCGATCAGTCGTGCATTTGTGCCTTGTGGGTAAGTCATTTGCCGAGTTTCATTCCTTCAGGAATTGGCTTTGCGTATTCCCATTTTGCAAGATAAACAATTCCGTCACCGTCGTCTTTAAGCAAAATTGAACCACTAATAGGATTAAAATCTGCCGTTGTCAATTCTGTATAAGTTTCCAAAATTGTGTCATAAATAGTCATTTATGCCCCCAAGTATGTAATTTGCATGTTTGTGTAATAGTAAGCCGTACCAGTAGTTGTCAATGTTGAACCCGAATCTTGATACAGAGCCATTTCGACATACTGCCCAGCAGTTAATTGATAGACAGCCGATAATGAAACGTAAGAACCATGAGAGGCTGAATTGACGGCTGACGAAGCAAAATTGACCAAAGTGCCATCAACAAGATGATAAACAACTCTTTGACCTGACGCGTTTGATGAAAAATCACCTTTCACAGTTACTAAATATTTTCCAGACATACCAGTTGGAATCGTTAATCGTGAATTATTTGTAACATTATTGTGAAATCCGTCTGTATCAAAAACTTCTGTATCGAAAGTCAATGTAGTTTGACTTGCGGAAGTAAGGTTTTGGTTTGCAGATTTCCAAACTGAAGCACCTTGAAAACCAACGTATTTTAATCCTGTTGCTTCACCTGAAGCAGCAACCAGTTTTGTGTTATTTGCGCCTACTGCTAAGCGAGCAGGTGTATCAGCCGCACTCGCTGCAATGAGATCGCCTTTTGCGTCAACAATCGCATTTTGAATTGCATTTGCGTCGTCAGTTGTCACCCATGTGAAATCCATGTTGGTGTTTGACGCCTTAGACAAGACCTGACCTGTTGTGCCACCTTTAAGATCAACCAATGCCGTGTCAACAGCTTGCCCAAAGACCTCAAAGTCTGCTGGTAAGTCTGTGACTAAATCGGTTGAGGTTGGCATTTGCCAGCCAAAGTTTGTTGTTGGGTTTGCCATGTTGTCTCCTTATCAGACCACTATTGTTGCACGCGCCCAGTCGAGTGTTGGCGACACGCCCGACCAAGTAAATGCAGCTGAGATTTCGTCCCATTGCAAAGCCTGCAATGAGTAAGCCACTGGTGAAATGTTAAGAGTGATCGAGAGTTGGTTGTATGACGCCTGAAATGACCAGCCCTCAACAAAGCCCTGAAAGATACCGCCCATGTTTGCTGGTAGGTCATTGATTGCCAATGCCTCACCCATAAACACGCCAATGAGGTTGTCACGGTCGCTGTCGTCTAGCTCTGGGTTTGTCAGGTCAAACGTGATCTCACTAAAAATTGCTTGCGGTGTTTTGCGCAATGCAAGGTAAAAATTGGCTTGCTGGGTTGCATCAGCTGAGTTGTGCAAGGTTGTCGAAATGATCTGAGACAACGTGCCGTATTGCAAAATCGAGTCGGCGTCGCTGGCACTTTGCTCTGCACTGCTGGTTGCACCGTATTGGATAGTCAGGTTATTGCGTACGTCGCCTGCCCTTGTTTCAACGCGCAAACCAGCTGCGCGTGCTTGGTTGGCTGTCAGCTGTACATAACCATTGTTTGACAGGTACAAACTGCGGTGTGTTGCATCAGCGTAAGAAATGCGCCCAAATGCGTCCTCGTAAATGTAGCCAAGACCTGACGTTGCAAGCTTTGATACCAAAGAATAAACGTCTGTGCGCTCACTAGACCTAGCAGCTAACTCATAATCACCAGGGCGGTCGATCTCACCCAGCCCAACGTTTTCTGCTGTTGCCCATGTTGTTGTTGGGTCATAATCTGCCCACGTTTCAGCTGCTGGGACTTCTGCCCAAGTGTTAAGCAATAAGTCTGACAAAATTTCCCAGATTTGATCGCCGTCAAAATCTTTAGACAGCACGCCATTTGTCAACGCCTTTGGCAAACGAGACAACGCGCCAAGTGCTGTGATGCTGTATGTCTGGGTGAACATTGTGCTGCCTACGTCGCGCACCTCAACGGCAATGTCAACGACTGTGCCACCAAAGATTGGAACGTATGAGCTTGATGTGTCCTGCACCTGCACTGAAATGGTGCTGTTGATGTTGACAGGTATGGTCGCCTGATTAACGTCTAGCAGCTGCAAATTGACGTAACCTGCTTGGGCTTGCTCGTAAATGTTTGTGCGACCTGACCTGATTGTTAGGTTAGCCAAAACGGCGTCAGTGTAAGAAACGCCGTCGATCTCTACCAGCCAAACTGGCGTCCACTGGGTCATGCTATTTGCAGGTTAGTTGCGCCGCCTGTGCCGCGATAGTAGCTGTTGTTTAATGTGTCAACGATTGTGCGTGCTGTGCCTTCCTTATCAAAAGCCCCAGTCACGGTCAGGTTAATTGTTGTACCTAAACCAAGACGCTCAGAATTTGCTCTATCTGACAACCCGCGAGACTCAGCTGAACCTATGAAACCAGTCGTCGCAGCGGCAGCGGTCGCAGCCACTTTTGCAGCTGTTGAAACACCGCCACCGCTTGACGTGGTCGTTGCGCCACCGCCTGACGGTGCTGAAATTTTTGGAATAGTCGTCGCTGTTGTTGGCACTGTTGGTGTCTTAATTGTTGGCACGCTAACCGTTGGTGTTGAAATCTTGCTGACGTTTGGCAAAAACGGTATTGCGTTATAGGCAGAAATTAAAGCATTGATACCTGCAACCGCACCTGAAATTAAGCCGTTGAGAATTTTGACAACACCAGCAATGACGTCAATAACACCGCCTGCGATTTTGCCTGCTACCTGTAATGCACCGCCCAAAACTGTGCCTATGACTGGTGCAACATAGGTTGCGATCAACGCCCCAAATTCCTTGAAAGTGTCAAGGTTGTCACCGATTGCATCTCGAACATACCCAAACGCTTTAATCATGCCATTGATGATCGGCGTAAATACGCTAGTGATGATGTTGCCAAGTGTTGTGATAACACCACCAAGACCATTGCCGTTGAGGCTAAAAGCACCGCTAAATGCGTTAATGATTGGCAAAGCATTGTTATTGATAAAACCCATAAGCTTTTCAAGGATTGGCAACAGCGCAAAACCAATTGTTTCTTTAGCCTCATCAAATGCAATTTGCATGCGAGCAATGCGCCCTGCGTAAGTGTCAGCGTTACGCGCTGCCGCGCCGCCAAACAGGTCTGACAATTTGCCCTGAACCTGTGTGAAATTCATAGTCTTTAATTCAGCAGCTGATAAGCCAATGCCTAGTTTGCCCAGTGATGCTGTATTGCCGTCATAAGCCTTGCCCAAAGCATTTGCAACGCTTTCCAGCGGTTTGCCTGTGGCTGCGCTTATGTCTAAAGCTGTTGCGAGTAATTGCTGTGCCTTCTCTGTATCTGAGGTTGATCTGACCAACCGTCCCAAAGCTGGGCGCAGCTCATCATCTGCCACACCAGTTGCCAAAGACATTTGCAAGATTGATTGCTCAGTAGCAGCAATTTGCGCCTTTGTAGCCCCTGTGGCGTTTTCTAAGGCGACGGCAAGCTGTGTTTGTGCCTTCTCGTCCTCGATTGCCGCCTTGACGCCTTCAACGCCGATCTTGATTGCGTAAGCACCAGCGGCAGCAGCAGCAGCTGCAAAAGCCGCGCCAACCATTTTGCCAACCTTGCCCATTTTGTCGCCAAAAGTGTCAACGTCTTTGCTGGCAGCTTTAAGCGATTTGTTGAGGTTGTCAACGTCGCCAAGTATCGAGAGTTTAAGGGTACGACTTCCAGCCATTAGTTGTACCTCTTAACTATCTTGTTAAATGACTGTTCCCACTGCTTAATGATCTCAGGTTGTGCAGCTCGCAAGGTTGGATAGATAAACCAACCGCGTGACCCTCGACCTTCTCGACCTGACCACACTGGGAATTGTTTGTATTTGTTAGAACCAAACTCAACGCCGCCCCAGACTTGTTGAGTGCTTGCGCCACCGCTTAGCTTCTGTGATGCGTAACCAAAACTGATCTCACCAATTTTTGATGATTTAGAAACTTTTGAGCCGTCCGCAACGCGGTTATCAATAAGGTTGCGCGTTTTGGTACTAGCTGCTGACTTAATTTTCCCCTGCACATAAGTAGCAAGGGCAGACGTTGCCTCTTTGGCTTGGTCTAACGCCTCGTCGTCCATAGCCTTAAAAGATCGAGTAATGGCGCGCAGCTCAGCCTTGTCATAGCTGATTGCATCTTTAGCCATTTGCTCGCCTTTCCAAAATCTCAATGACGGTAAGTATGTCCTCGGCTGTCTCAAAAACATCTGGGTGTAGCCCTGTTGCCAGAGCTACCTCCCAAACTATTCTGCTAAGGCTTCCGACGGCGTAGCTTTTGGGTTTGCCTCACCTACGATTACCTCAGCAATACCTTCTGTCCAAATGTCGATCGGCTTGACAGGCTTTCCAGCTGCTTCACGCTTCATGGCGTGATAGGCAAGAAATACTAAATCGGAAATGCCGATCTTTTCCTGTGCCTGAGCAATTGTGTGTCCTGTGTGCTTTTCCCATTTGACCCACTCTGGCGGTGCAGCTGTGTAAGTGATCTGATCGCCGTTTGTGTATTCAATTGTGATTGGTAGTTTCATTTTGTCTCCCGATTAGTAGTTTTTAGCTAAATGTCTCAGTAGGTGTTCCCACTACGACAAATGATAGGTCAACGGTCTGTGCATCTGGTGCAGCACCGCCGACGCTTGGAAACACTGGCATTACGTTAAATGCAAAAACTGCCCCTGTAACTGCTGTCATTGAAACTGCCAGCGTAGTGTTTGGTGCTGTTTCGCAAGCTGTCCAAAGTGCCTCGCAAAGTGAACCTGTTGCGCCCCAGTCAGCAAGCATTGAAATGTCAAAAGTCCACTGATCGTCAATGTGCTTGTAAGCCTTGCCGTCCAGTGTTTGGTATGTCTCGACGGTTGGGCTGTTCGCAAGAGTTGCGCTGGTCGCCTGTGCGTCATAGTTAACGGTTGCAATGGTCACGACTAAATCGCGACCAGTTATGATTGTCGTTGGCATTTTGTCCCCTATGTTGTTTGAGTGTAATAAGTCGAAACGTTTATGTCAGCGACAAGCATTGGAGACTGTCCTACTTCCAACACCGTTGGCTTTTCAATTACGCCTACGACGTATCCTGCGGGCATTGCCGCAAGAATTCCGATTATGAGCTTTTCTAGATTATCCAGTGACCCAGCGTTGCTGTTGCTGGCGACAATGGCTGTAATTGCAAAATTAAGTTTGACCTGTGTTTTTGCCTTGCCAATTAACACGACCTCCATGTATGGACTGTCAGGTACGACAACAATGGCTGGCGGTATTGGTGACTCAGGCACGCTTGGATACACGTTTGCAGATAGCGCGCTAAAGGCGTTTGCTAAAGCTGATCGTGTCTCGGCAATTGAGTTTGCTGGC